TGTGATTAACGATGTCTCAAATTTTACTTTAATCTTATTACCTTCAATCACTCCGTCAGTAGTCCAATAAGACTTACTGCGTGTAAACTTAAATAACGCCGTTACTTTTTCCGTTGTTAATGTCGTGTTAGTTATTTCAAATTCAAATAGTCCGTTATTCCTATCATGTGAATAATATTCACAAAACGTTTCGTCGATTTGTCTTGAGTTTGTTGTATTTTCTAAACTGATTTTTATTAATTTTTTCATCTGTTTTACTCCTTGCTGTCAAATGCGTCACGTATCTTTTCTAAACGTCGTTTTAGTCCCTTGGGAAACGGCACGCCAATTGCTGATAGATTTTCAATCAGTGATACGCCGTAAGCCGCAATGAAAAAGATTATAAACGCCGTCGCTACTTCTTCAAAACCTATATATATTAAGTAGGGATATACTGTCACTACCAAAACTAACACTATTAGATGTTCGATTAACCCACGTCTTCCTATTGTGGAGTTAATCGTTTTTGTTACCCACGCTTTAGCAAGTCCCGTTATAATATCAAATACTATTATTCCGGCGAAGGCATGAACATATATATCATTAAATATTTCATAATATCGATTAACTAATTCCGTCATTGTCATATACGATTATTCCACTTCCTTTCAGAAGCGGTATAATACCGCTCCTATTCCTCTTTTTTAGCAAGTTGTTCATTTAATGTAGTTATTATTCTGTTATAACTATCGTTAATTTGAACTATTTCTTTATTTTTCCACTCGTTTAATATATCGGATAATATTCCGACGATAATAACCGGCGGTAATTCATAATCTCTAGCTGATATTTCTACAAATTTTAAAATATCGCTTTTTACGTTTGAAATTTTAGCTTCTATTGGCATTGTCATTATTAAATTCCTCCTTATAGATAACCTGTTGTTGAACTGATTAAAATACCATTTCTAAAGTTCAAGTTTCCGTAAACCCAATTTATTCCACCGTCACCCCTACTAGTAATTGAATGAATGATAGGTATGTTTCGTGTCACACCGTCCATAAAAACTAGACTATCACTCATAGTTCGACCATTTTCAAGTAAGTTATTGTGAAAGTTTACAGTACACCAAGCGTTTAATGAATCAACCGGATTTTCACCAACTTGTACAGATGAATACACCCACTTCCACGTTAAATACTCATCTGTCGCATGTTCTCGGTAACCCCAACCCATGAAAGCCGACGTACCACCGTATCCATTTTCTAAAGAGAATTGAACACCTTTTAATCGTTTATCGTTAGCATAAGTTGCTGTTCCCATGCTTCCTAATCTTTTACCGTCACGCCAAAACGTATAATCTCCACCGTCTATCCTAGCTTTTAAATTGTTTTGGTCACTTGTGCCGGCGTAAAAATTCAGCCCACCTTCTTCGAACTGAACATATTCAGAAATCTCATTCCAAGCTACCCTTACCGCCCTAGCATTTTGGGTTAAAGTGGTGCTGAAATTATCGGTTGTTACAACATTCTCAATTTTATCTTTCATCACTTTAATAGATGCTTCAGTTTCTGTTTTAGTTAAGTAATTAGTTGATAAAGTTTCTTTAACACTTAGACTTACTTCATTTTTAGCTTGGTTTAACATCGAGTAAATATTAATTTCTTCGTTCTGTTTCGTATATCTGAACCCTAGATTAACTTCATAAAATCTAACGTTAGTAATCTGTGATTTGTCAAAATTTCTTGAAAATTCTAAATACACAGCCTCTTTATTGTTATTTGCTTTACTTGAAATTCTTGTAAATAACACGTTATCTTTTGCAGTCATTGGTTTATAGTTGTTGTCGGGAATAGTCTTATACGTATTACCTGTGAGAAAATACTCATCAATACCAATCGCCATTACACTATTGTTAGGGGCTGTTGTGTCAAACATCACCTTATAATAGCGACCTTCTTTAAACTCATTTTTCAGTTTAATCCCAACAATTTTTCCGGCTCCACCGGTTACAACATCGAATGAATTATCCTCTAACCCTTCGTTGTAATCTCCTTCCCAAACTTCCACGTTTTTAACTTCCGTTTCATTCCCTAACGGCGTTAGGTTAATAGTTCTTGTTTCTGTAGGTACTGTGAAAGTAAACATGTTAATACCGGCAACAAGTCGCTTTCTTTCACCGTTAAATACTCTTAACTCTTGATTGTTGGGGAAATACCTAATGTCAGCTACTAAGGTGTAAGTAGTGTTAGGTTTCATCGGTTCAAGTGTCGTATAAGTTAAATTATTACCTGTTTTCTTTTCGGCGACATTCAGAAGTGATTTACCTCTAATAGCAACCTTAAATTGTTTATCTTTCAGTTCACCTATTTGAGATTTAAACTGTTCTAACGTCGTATCAAAAGTTTTATACTTGTTAGTTACTTCTTTTATTAACTCGGGGTCGGGTAGATTATCCAATCTAGCAAAACATGTAGTCTTTAAGAACTGATATTCAACGTCTAATTTAATATTGATTGTCGTTCCGTCTTTTTCACCGTTCGAATAATAAACGTTGGTAAGTTCACCGTCGTTATTATATGTTGCGTTCTCTTGTGTTTTGTTAAGACCACCACCCCAAACTTTAGCTGTAAGGTTGAAACCATTAGTGACTTTAACGCCGTCGTAATAAACATCTACAAAGAACTTGACGTTATTAGTTCTTTTACCTTCATAAGTTCCGGCAACTCTTACGTTAGCCGTTAATGAATGTGCTTTTAAGTCTTCGACGTTCGGTATCCATTCAGTCGGTACATCTCCACCTACCGACATATACGGTTCAGCAACTTTAAAATGTCCGTTCTTAGTTGCGAAAATATAAAATATATTGTCAGCCGGTGAAGTAAAATCTTGTTGGACTGTGTAAGTAAATTCTTTAATAACCCAAGTATCCCGAGGTGTTCCACTATCGAGGTTAAAGCCGGTCATCTGTCTATTACCTACGTGAGATTTTAACGCCAAATTAATTCCGTTATCTACATTAACATCGCTGTAAATGTAGATCGGTAATCTGATTACAATCGTTTCACCACGTTTAAATTCCTTCTTAGAACTTCTAAATGAAATACCTTTCCAACCGTAACTTGTTAACCCGTTAACGTTGATTTCTACAGAATTACGACCGTTAAGGTCATTTTGATTAATTGTCGGCGACGCTCCGTTTAGTGTGTAAGAAGCACTACTTTTAATTTCAGTATTAAGTAATAAGTTGAAATTAGACGCCGATTTTCCGTCATCACCTTTTAACCTAACCCATTTAAAAGCTTTTTTGTCCGTCGGTGTTGCCGGTGATGTAGTCCTTGCTATTCCCATGTAAGCTTTCGGTTCACGCCCAAAATTACTACCGTCGGCATTATCTGAATATACTAAGTGTGTATACTTATCGCCGGTAATAGATTTTTGTTGGATATCGAACCAATCGAAGTCGTTAGCCGTTGGCGTTCCGTTTTTGAACACATAACCAAAATATCTATACTTGTGATACTGTGCCGGCTCGTTGGTTGGATAATCTGTAAAAGCCCTATTGTTTTCATGAATTGTATACCAATCTACTTGAATACCCGTCCAATTTTCGTCCTCCGGTACTAATATAAACTTAAATAACACATCATCTACGTCGTTACCGGTTGTAAATACTATATTCTTAGTTTCTAATGTGTTCCCGAACTCTAGTTGTCCCCAAGAGTACTCTTGTGAAGTCTTGTTGTTTCTGAAATAAGCCCATAATTTGTTGTTATTCCCTTTTGCTCTAGCTGTAAGGGTGTATTTAGTGTTAGGTTTCAAAGAGAGAAACATATTCGCTTGCCAAATATCGCTAATATCATCATCGTTAGTAATATTTACACGAGGTCTATTTTTAGCAAGTAAAAACGAATTGTCGTCCGGTTCAACAACGGTAAAATCTAACCCGTTTGTACTATTGGCGTAACCTTTGTACAGTTTCCCTTCAAATTTAATCTTAGTCCAACTATATTCGGTCGGGTCGGTCGGTGCGGTCGATTTACTACCGGTATAAACCCCTATATATTGGGAGTTAGCGTCATCGTTCATTTCTCGACCGTCGGCAAAGTTCGAATACTTCTTAAAAACGTATGCATTCTTTCCGTCCGAACCTTTTAATTCTGCTTTCTTGCTTTGGTATGTCTTTATGCTTTCTTCATTAGCAATCTGACGAATACCGTCGGCACTAATCGTTAAATCATTTACTAATTTCTTAGTTTCGTCTTTGGTTATAAAATCTTTTCTAATACTAGATTGAATAGCGTCTCGCATTTTAGTAAAGATGTTTTGCGTATTGACTTCACCGGCTTCGAACTGTTGTCTAAAACTTTCATCAGAAACCAACGTCTTAATAAACGCCTTATCAATCAAAGCGTTTTTAATTTCAGCAAAGTTCAATTGAGCTTGAATAGACTTAATCATTTCAGCTTCTGTTATTATCGTTTTAAGACGTGCGATATTTCCTTCAACTGCGTCAAGAATTCTAGTCTTGACTATTTCTGGAATTTCGCCGTTCGCTTCGAATAAAGCCTTTTTAACTTCAACCGCACCCTCTGAAGCCTTCGCTATACTTTGCATTTTTTCCTCGAGCGATACTCTATCAAGTCTTATTAGTTCTTTTAGATTTTCTTGTATTTTTAAACCGTCAACAAAACTTTCATTGACGGCTTCTTCGATACGTTCACTTAATTGGTTTAATGATTTAACTTGGTTTAAATTAGAAACCTTTAACGCTCCAAAACTTAACTTTTTATACTTCTTAGCCATTGGGCTATACTCGTAAGCTACAACTTTTAATCTTTTGTCAATCCCGAATTCGACGTTTCTAAACCATACCGTATCAAATAAGTTTATTCGTCCTTGGTTGCGGTCGATAACAGTAACAGTTAAATTATCTGACGGAAAGTCAACCAATGTTTCTTGGAAATATCTTTTCCCATATTCGATTAACTTTTCTTTGGTGTCTATCTTGTCATCGGTCACGTTTAAATAACCCGTGTAAATTCTCGGGAATTTGCTAATATTTGGACTATCCACAATTGCCGTTAAAGTTTTTTTCTTATTTTCACCTAAATCGATTTCAGTAGTTAGTCTAAGTCTTGTAATAAGCTTTTCTGTGCTTATCGTATTATCTAAGTTTTGAACGTTTTTCTTATTCATGAATAAGATTTCCGTGTCAACTCCGGCACGATATTTTAAATTTAACAAGAAGTTATCTCTTATTAATTCACCGCCCCATTGTCCTAAAATACTGCGTTTATCTTTTGTTAAGACCTTACCGGCTGTTGTGTTGCTAAGGTTAAGTGTGTGCGTTTGCGTAATATCACTATCAAACACAAAGTTACTTGGTTCGTTAATTCCACTCGCTAACGCCGTCATAACACGCTTACCGGTCGCTCTATCCACCGCTACGGTGTCAACTCCGATATAATTTATATCATCAGTGATATGTTTTGCATAAACCCTAATATAACCATTTAATTTATTTACTTTTTTAATTTTAAAAAGCTGAAGACCTCTTACATCATCAGCTTTCAATATTCTTTCACATGTCAACTCTTTCCAAATACCGAAGCGGTCAATCGGAAATCTAAATTTTAAATAGTACTCGCTATTGGCTTGTTGATAAATTACATCGTCATAAGCGTTACTAAGTGGAAAGCCGTCGTTGAAATTGTCTGTTGCGATATAAATCATCTAATACGCCACCTCGGTTCTATTGTTACTTTTGTGATTCCTCGACCAAATACGACGGGTTGTATTCCCGTTTCTATCTCGAAGAAACCGCCTCTTGTTCTTGATATAGCAAGATTACCGTTTTTATCTAAAACGTGTTGCTCTCGGTGTTTACACTCAATCGTCATTTTAGTATCAAGATTTAAATTCATTGTTTGCTTACCGATAGTCAAAGTTGTTTCTCCGTTACCTTCAACAATTATTCTCGGTTCGCTACGCCAGTTTCCCAAGTTTTGAATACTTCCCGAAGATGTTAAAATCTTAGTTGGTGAGTTTTTTAAATATTTAAACGGCTGAACATCGCATTGAAACTTACAGTGCCATTGATTTTCAGCTAAACGCTTAACCGGTACAGTGTTTTTAAAATCAACATAAATAAAATGTTCCGGTCTATTCCAAATTTCAACTTTCATGTCAGTTCCATAAAAACGACTAATTAATAAGTCAAGTTTTTCACGGCTGTTACATTGGAATACAAACGTTCTTGAATATGTGTCAAACGCTTCTTCAAATATATTAATATTACCGTTCGCTCCGAATGATTTCTCACTCTCAAAACGTGGTTTATTTGAACGCTCTTGACCGCTATCAAGCAAATAAATTCCTTCTTCTGCTGTAATACTCCAACCATTTAATATGAAATAATTCATCTAGAATAGACCTCCTTCATCAATTAAATTATTTAACGGCATATATACCGCTTCACCTAGTTTTTCACCGTCAACGTTTATTGAACCGGCAAACTCTATATTACGAAACGCCGTTGATAATTCGTCGAATTTATCACTAAGCGTCTTAAACGGCGCACTTGTTTCACTGTCGAAACTCATTGTTCCATAACCGGTAAGGTTGGTATTGAATTCACCGTCCCAAGCGTTGACCATTTGTTCAGAAAGTGAAGATATACTATCTATAGCGACATCTGAATTTTTGATAACCCCTTCAGCAATTCCGGGTGCGACCCAATGTCCAACTTCGTCCCTAAATACTCTTGACGGCGAGTTAATTCCTAGTGCTGATTTTGCACTGTCAACAATGTTACTAAAGAAGTTATAAATTTGACTTCTAAACCAACCTACCATACCTACAATACCGTTCCAAACTCCGTAAACAATATCTCTACCGATACTTCTGATACCTCCAAGCATTCCACCTAAACCACCGCTTATAGCGTTCCATATCCAACTACCGAATGACGCTACACGATAAGCGCCTTGTTGAAACCAGTTTACAAGTTGGTTAAAGCAGTTACTAAAGAAATTACTAACGCTATACCATAACGAACTTAATGCACCCGTTACAGAAGACCATATCCAAGAACCCCACGCTGTAACACGTTGAGCACCTTGTTGAAACCATTGAACGAATTGATTGAAGTTGTTACTGAACCAACTGCTAACAGTAGACCACATTGAACTCAAAGCTCCGGTAATAGCACCCCATATCCAAGAACCCCAAGAAGCGACCTTTTGTGCCCCTTGCGAGAACCATTCTACAAACTGATTAAAGCAATTAGTAAACCAATTACTAACCATAGACCACATTGCTAAAAGACCACCCGTTATAGCACTCCATAACCAAGTACCAAATGAAGCTACTTTTGACGGTACTTCACTGAACCATTGTACTAACTGATTAAAGCTTGTTGAAAACCATTCGCTGACCGTATTCCACCAAGATGATAACGCTGAAGAAATACCGTCCCACCAAGACGCTATTCGTTCACCGGCTTTTTCCGGAAAGTTTGAAAATGTTTCGGAAATACTATTCCAAATTGACGAGAACCATTCTTTAATACTGTTACCGAAACTCGATAAAGAATCGGTAATACTATCCCACCAACCGCTAATAGCTTCAGCGATACCACCTTCGCTATCGCCACTAAACATTTGCATTAGTGAGTTCCATTTATCCTTTATCCAATTTCCAATATTTGAAAAGAAATCGCCAGCCACTGAAATAAATTCTTCTGTTGACATTCCCA